ACCCCGAGGAATTTATTTATGCGTAGCTTTCTCTTCCTCAGAACATCTTTCACACAAATAAGTCGTGGTGAGCTTATTCTCCTTTCAAGAGGTACACAAAAGTGTGCTAGAAAGCGCTCTGAGGCAGAGAGAAGTACGTATAAGTAAGTTATAACCTCGTTTATAATAGATTAAAGTATGGTAAAACTGCAAACCTTAAGAAAGGAGGTTACTCGATGCCAGAAGAATCTATAGAGAATCGCCAACCAAGACGTAGACCACCAGCGAAAACAGTTGAAGCTAGAGAAAATCAACTAATAAACATGGCTGTTGACTTGGCTGAACGCCAACTATTAGAAGGTACGGCATCAGCACAAGTAATCTCACACTATCTAAAATTAGGTTCAACAAAAGACCGTTTAGAGAAAGACATACTGCATAAAAAGAAAGAGTTAATGACAGCACAAACAGAAGCATTGAAGTCTGGTAAAAATATAGAAGAACTTTACAAGAAAGCTCTTGCTGCCATGAGTACTTATAATGGTAAAGGGGGTCCAGTAGAAGAATATGAAGATGAGTAAAACATACAATGATTTAAAACAATTGAACACCTTTGAAGAAAGGTATAAATTTCTACAATTGAAAGGAAGAGTTGGCGCTGTAACATTCGGATACGAACGTTATCTTAATAGAGGAGTATATCAATCAACTCGTTGGAAAAAGGCTAGAGATATAGTTATTGTAAGAGATGAAGGTTGTGATTTAGGTGTCATGGGTTATCAGATATATGATCGTATAGTTATTCATCACATAAATCCTCTATCGCCAGAAGCTATAGAAGACGACGATGATAGCATATACGATCCATTTAACTTAATTACTACCTGTTTAAGAACTCACAACGCTATACATTACGGCGATGAATCGCTATTACCACCAAAAATAATTGAAAGAAAACCAAAGGATACTTGTCCTTGGAAATAGGAGGAATGATTATGGATTATAATAAAATTCAGAGTAAACCAGGGTATAAAAATAAAGAACAAGATTTAAAAGTAGAAGGTTTAGGTCTACCAATAGATCAACAAGTTGAGAGTATTACTGATATGGCAGTTGTAGGCGTTATATCTCCAGTTGTCGAATACCTAGACGAACCATCACTAAGTGAAATCAAAGTAGCAGGACGTACAATGAAAGTAAAACCCGCTATGTTAAATTTAAGAGAATCTCCAAATGGTAAAGTTAAAACCATACTTTACAAAAAAGCTAAAGTTGAAGTAGAATCCTCGGATATTGATGGTTGGGTTAAAGTATCAAGCACTCATGGTGTATCAGGATATGTTCTAGAACAATTCTTGGAGGAATAAACCTATGACTAGTATTTTAACATCTATAAAAAAGTTATTAGGTATTAATGAAGAGATACTAGACTTTGATGATGAATTAATAATGCATATTAATGGTGCGCTTATGGTGGTTAATCAGATAGGACTAGGAGAGAAAAATACTATGTGTTTAATTACGAGCGATTCTTCTACATGGGATGACTTATTAGGCGATAGAACCGATTTAGAAATCGTTAAACTATATGTCTATCTTAAAGTAAGATTAATATTTGATCCACCAACTAGCGCCTTTGTTCTAGATTCAATAACAAGACAAATAGCTGAAATGGAGAGCCGAATAAATATTCAGACGGAGGTGATCGTCGATGAAACTGAACCAGAATCCGAAGAGGAATGAGTTAAACCATATTGGGATACTCGGTATGAGATGGGGTAAACGTAAAGGTAGAACTACTCGTAGAATAACGACGTCATCATATAAACCCGCACATAAACACCCACACGAGATGTCTACGGATGACTTAAAAGCAGTGATTAACCGTTTGACTTTAGAAAAACAATACAAAGACCTTACAAAAAGAGAACAATCGATAGGTAGAAAATTTGTAACATCGTTCTTACAAGAAACTGGAAAAAAAGCATTAACCGCATACGCCGATAAACTGATAGCAGATAAAATAAAAAGTAGGTAATATTTATGGGACTATCGAACAACGCAACACCTAAATATTATGGTCGTTTTAGAGATAAGGTTCTAAAAGGAACTATACCTGTATGTAAAGAAATATCCTTAGAAATGAATCGTATCGACGCGTTGATAGCAAATCCTGGAATATATTACGATGAGGACGCCATTAATGGTTGGGTAGATTACTGTGAAAACGAGTTAACTCTAACTGATGGTGCAGATTTATCATTACTTGATACGTTTAAATTATGGGCTGAACAAATATTTGGATGGTATTATTTCGTTGAACGTAGCGTATATCAACCAAGGACTGATACGGGTGGTGGCGTCTATGTAAAAAAACGAGTTAAAAAACGCTTAATAAATAAGCAATATTTGATAGTTGGTAGAGGTGCTGCTAAATCTTTGTATTGTTCTTGTATTCAATCGTTTTTTCATAATGTAGACACAACAACTACGCATCAAATAACAACTGCGCCAACGATGAAACAGGCTGATGAAGTAATGTCCCCTATAAGAACTGCTATAACGAGATCGAGAGGACCGCTATTTCAATTTCTAACTGAAGGATCATTACAAAACACAATCGGTTCTAGGGCGAACAGACAAAAACTAGCCGCTACTAAAAAAGGAATAGAGAACTTCCTAACTAATTCATTGATAGAAGTTCGTCCGATGAGGATGGATAAACTACAAGGATTAAGACCAAAAATAGCGACAGTGGATGAATGGTTATCTGGGGATATAAGAGAAGATGTAGTTGGTGCAATAGAACAAGGCGCATCAAAGATAGACGATTACTTAATAATAGCTGTTAGTTCAGAAGGAACTATACGTAACGGTAGCGGTGACTCGATTAAAATGGAGTTATTAGATATTCTAAAAGGTGATTATGTTAATCCTCACGTGTCTATATGGTATTATAGACTAGATGATATTAAAGAAATTAACGACCCAGAAATGTGGGCTAAAGCCAATCCAAATATTGGTAAAACAGTGTCTTATGAGACGTATCAGTTAGATGTAGAACGAGCTGAGAAAGCTCCAGCTTCTAGAAATGATATTCTGGCTAAGCGATTCGGTATACCAATGGAAGGTTATACATATTTCTTTACTTATGAAGATACAATACCGCATAGGAAAAGAAGTTTCTGGTCTATGCCTTGTTCGCTAGGCGCAGATCTATCACAAGGAGACGACTTCTGTGCATTTACTTTTATGTTCCCGTTAAAGAATGGTTTATTTGGAGTTAAGACTAGATGTTATATTACATCATTAACGCAAATGAAACTTCCGTCAGCGGTTCGCTCTAAATATGATCAGTTTATTATAGAGGGAAGTCTAATAGTCATGGAAGGCACGGTCTTAAATATGATGACTGTATATGACGATATAGATAAACACATTATCGATTGTAACTACGATGTAAGGACGTTTGGATTCGACCCATATAACGCTAAAGATTTTTCAGAAAGATGGGAGCGAGAAAATGGACCATACGGGATGGAGAAAGTAGCACAGGGAATGAAAACTGAAACAGTACCACTTGGAGAATTGAAGATATTATCGGAAGAACGTCTATTAATATTTGATCAGGAACTTATGCAGTATTCTATGGGTAATTGTATAACCTTAGAAGATACAAATGGTAATAGAAAGTTATTGAAAAAGCGATATGAACAAAAAATAGATGCAGTATCGGCTCTTATGGACGCATATATAGCCTATAAACTTCATATGGACGCATTTGAATAGGAGGCAATCAATGACTAAAAATGACGAATTGAAATTGGAACATATTGGCATTTTAGGTATGCATTGGGGTAAACATAAAGGTGGAAAATCTTCTGGGACACCAAAAAAAACTAAAATATCCACCAAAGATTTAGATGTATATAAAAAAAGAGGTAAAGTTAGAGTCGCTCGAATAATGTCTAAACTTGAGAAAAATCCATATATAACTGTTAAACAAGCAGCAAGAAGAGAACGTGGTGGAACAATAGCCAAACGAGCACTGATGATTATAGGTGGTATAAATGTTGCATCTGCCGCTACTGGTTTAGTTATGGGTGGCGCATATTTATTATCATAATATAGGAGATGGTTATATGACTAAAAACGACGAATTGAAATTGGAACATTTTGGCATTTTGGCATTTTAGGTATGCATTGGGGTAAACGTAAAGGTGGAAAATCCTCCTTATCTGATAAACCAATGGATCGCGAAGTAGCTTTAAGTTATCAAATGAATAGTTATGCGATGAAAAGAGGTCCTAAACGTGCTGATAAAATACTAAAAAGATTAGAAAAAAATCCAGAAATGTCTTTAAAATCAGCCGCAAGAAGAGAACGAGGCGTATATGTAGCTAAAAAAATCCTACAAACTGTCGGTGCTTTAGGTTTAACATATGTAGCATTAAAATCTGTGTAAAATATAAAAAGGAGGAATAAAAATGACAGAACTAACTAACAAACAGATTGAATATTTAAACGAACTCAGCGATAAATGTGAAGACATGGACTTCGGAGTGAAAGTTAACTCAATAATAGAAACAATTAATACATTAATAGCAGACGATGAGGCTACACCAACGGTAGGAACACCAGTAAATGCTGTTAATGCTACTAAAGTTTTAACCGTATCAGGGGTTGTACTAGATGGGCAAACGGTAACAATTAACAACCCAGCAGTAACAGGAACTGATGTTTATGAATTTCTTGCGGATACTGCTCAAACAAAGACTACCCCAACAAACATAGCTGTAAATGTCGAAGCAAGTACGACTAAAGCATCAAGAGTGCTGACTATAGATACACAACCAACTAGTGGGGATACAATGACTATTGGTTCTAAAGTGTTCACATTTGTACCTAATGGTACAGCCAATTTTGAAGGTGAAATATCTGTAGGTACAGATCTAGCAAGTGCTAAACTAGCAATCGTAGCTGCTATAAACGGTTCTGATAATCATAACACGCCACATCCATCGGTCTCAGCTGCTGCATTCTCAAGCAATGATTGCACTATAACTGCATTAGTTGGTGGTGTTCTAGCTAATGCTATAGGTACAACTGAGACATTTACAGCTGTGACTAATGTCTTCGCTGGTTCAACATTAACTGGTGGTGCTGATTGTGTAGCTGCAAATGCTATAACAGCTTTAGTTGCTGCTATTACAGCATCTGATACTCAAGGAGTAGGTGCCGCGGATGGAACTGGTGATACTGTAGATTTTACAGCCGATACTGCTGGTGTTATAGGTAATGCTATAATCATAGGTGAAACTATGGCTAATGGTTCATTCGCTGGTGGAGCAACAACATTATCGGGTGGTGTCAATGGCACTGTCGGAACATTAAACCAAAGAATGATGGATACGAGTTACGATTATAGATGTATCGCCGTTAATACAATAGCTGACAAAAATTGGAGACGCGTTTCACTAGGTTCTGCGTACTAAGGAGGGTTTTAAATGTCCCTTAAGACAAGGTTAATTCACGCATGGAATGCTCTAAGGGATACTGATCCAGCACGTAGGTATGAGTATCGAAATCTAGGAGCTAGTAGTGGATATCGTCCTGATAGAACAAGATTCACTATTGGGAATGAAAAGTCTATAGTATCCACACTATATAACCGAATAGCGATCGATGTGGCTGCTGTATCTGTAAAACATGTTCGCACGGATCAAAATGGAAGTTATTTAGAGACTATTCCATCGGGTCTTAACGAGTGTCTAACAACGGAAGCTAATGTAGATCAAACAGGAAGAGCTTTAATGCAAGATGCTGTAATGTCTTTGTTCGACGAAGGCTGTGTGGCAATAGTACCAGTAGACACAACATTTGATCCAACCTTAACTGGTGGTTATGATGTTAATAGTTTACGTACTGGACGTATATTAGAATGGTTTCCAGCTCATGTAAGAGTTCGTCTATATGATGAACGTACTGGTAATAAAGAAGAAATAATACTTCCAAAGAAAACAGTGGTTATAGTTGAAAATCCTCTATATGCCATCATGAACGAATCCAACTCGACACTACAACGACTAATAAGAAAACTAAATCTATTAGATGTTATAGACGAACAAAGTGGTTCTGGTAAATTAGACCTGATCTTTCAACTCCCCTATATGATTCGGTCGGAAGCTCGTAAAGAACAAGCTGAAATTAGGAGAAAAGCTATGGAAGACCAGTTAGCTGGTTCGAAATATGGAATAGCTTATGTCGACGCTACTGAAAAAATCACACAACTAAATAGACCTACTGAAAACAATTTATTAGGTCAGATAACTTTTTTAACTAATATGTTATTCAGTCAATTAGGTATTACTGAGAACGTATTCAATGGGACGGCGAATGAATCCGAGATGATTAATTATTATAATCGAACTATAGAACCAGTTCTCGCGTCCATCGTCGATGAAATGAAACGAAAGTTCCTAACGAAAACTGCTAGGACTCAATTTCAGACATTGATGGTGTTTAGAGATCCATTCAAGTTAGTTCCAGTTGGAACAATTGCTGAAATAGCAGATAAGTTCACAAGAAATGAAATTCTAACATCGAATGACGTTAGAGCTATAGTTGGTTATCGTCCGTCAACTAATCCTAAAGCGAATGAACTACGTAATAAAAATATTCCAGAAGCAGTGCCAGAAATTCCAAAAGAAACAATTCCGAAGGAGGAAGTATAATGAAAAATAAGTTTGATTTCAGCGGATATGCAACAAGAGCTAATATTAAATGTTCAGATGGTCGCACTATAAAGAAAGATGCATTCAAACATCATGATGGACAAACGGTCCCACTAGTATGGCAGCATGTTCATAATGATCCAAAAAATGTTTTAGGTAGAGCTTATTTAGAACATAGAAATGATGGCGTTTATGCGTATTGTCTATTTAACGAAACAGAAGGTGGAAAAAATGCAAAGATTATGGTAGAGCATGGCGATATCACAGCTTTATCGATCCACGCTAATCAGTTAAAACAGCAAGGTAGTGATGTACTTCATGGAATGATTCGTGAAGTAAGCCTTGTTCTAGCTGGAGCTAATCCTGGAGCATTGATTGATAATCTTAACATCCAACATAGCGATGGTAGTTATGAAGAAAGCGATGAAGAGGCTATCATATATTCAGGTCTAGAGTTTGATCATTCTAGTGATGACGATGATGAGACTGATGATGAAGAGGAAGCCACTGTTCATGTTAAAACTAAGAAAAAAGTAATATCTCATGCTACAGCACCACAAGATGATCCGAATGAAACTATTCAGGATGTATTTGATACACTATCAGAAAAACAAAAGAATGTAGTCTATGTTATGTTAGCGGAAGCTATGAATCAGGACGAAAATATGAGTCAATCCGAAGGAGGAACTGAAATGAAGAAGAATGTATTTGACGCAGGTGATTCTAAAGTAGAAAAAGCAACCCTAACGCATGCTCAATTAGAGGAAATAATGACTACAGCTAAGAAATGTGGATCATTAAAAGACGCATTTCTACAACACACTGTTACATATGGTATCGAGAATATCGATTACCTATTCCCTGATGCTAAAAATGTGTTAGACACACCAGCACTTATTAGTAGACAAATGGGGTGGGTGCCAGGCGTTATAAATGGTGCTAGACACAGTCCATTCTCAAGAATTAAATCTATGGCTGCTGATATTACTGCTGATGACGCTAGAGCGCTAGGATATGTTAAAGGTGGATTAAAGAAAGAAGAAGTTATTAGTTTGTTAAGAAGAATAACAACACCTACAACTATCTATAAGAAACAAAAATTAGATAGAGACGATATAGTTGATATCACAGATTTAGATGTTGTAGCATTTTTAAAATCTGAAATGAGATTGATGTTGGATGAGGAAATAGCAAGAGCTGTTTTAGTTGGAGACGGTAGAGAACCAGAAGATGGCGATAAGATTAATGAAAGTAACATCAGACCAATCTACAAAGACGACGACATGTATGCTCATAAAGTAAGAATAGCTGCTGACGCTGATACAGAAGATTTTATCGAAGCTATGATTAGAGCTAGAGAATTCTACAAAGGAAAAGGTATGCCTACCATATACACAACAGCTAGTATCATGATGGATATGTTGTTATTGAAAGATAATATGGGTAGAAGATTGTATCCTACAGTTGCTGATTTAGCTGCTATGTTAATGGTTGATAAAATAGTAGAAGTTCCTGTTATGTCTGGATTAACTAGAGTTACTAATGAAAGTCCAGCGGTAACATTGGCTCTAAAAGCAATAATTGTAAACATCAATGACTATGTTATGGGTGCTGATAAAGGCGGATCGATATCATTGTTCGATGATTTCGATATCGACTACAATCAATTCAAATACCTAATGGAAACACGTATGTCAGGAGCATTAGTCTACCCTAAATCTGCTCTAGTAATCGAGCAAATAGTAGCAGGTTAATCTCCTACTAGGAAGGAGTCAAAATGGGAAAGTTTTATGGACCAATAGGTTATGCTGAAACTAGCGAGACCTCTTCTGGTGTATGGACAAATATTATAACAGAAAGATATTATCGAGGCGATATAATTAGGAACTCAAAACGTTGGAATACTGGAGAAAATGTTAATGATGACCTACAGATAAACAACGAAATTAGCATCCTCGCTGATCCATTTGCTTATAATAATTTCCATAACATGAAATATATAACCTGGATGGGGGCGGATTGGAAAATTACGAATATTAATATTCAACGCCCTCGTCTCCTCCTTACTATCGGTGGTGTTTATAATGGTGAAAAACCAATAATACCAGTTGAAGAGGAGGATGAAGATGGGGACTAGATCCGAATTACAAACTATTCTCGAATCTATAACTAGTAATGTATATTTTCAACCACCAGAGTCTATAAAACTATCTTATCCATGTATCATATATACAAGAGACTCTGGTATTACAGAATATGCGGATGATACTCCATATTCACATAAAATTAGATATAGAATAACAGTTATAGATCGAAATCCTGATAGTCTAATAGTAACAGCCATTGCGAGGATGCCTACATCTAGATTTGACAGGCATTTCACAAATGACAATTTGAATCACGATGTTTTTAATATTTATTATTAAGGAGGAAATATCATGTCAAGATTAACATGGGACGTAGTAGGCGAAAGACTTTATGAAACTGGCGTCAAGAATGGCGTATTATATCCACAAGCAGTTGATGGAACGTACCCCTTGGGTGTGGCATGGAATGGATTAGTTTCTATTTCCGAAAGCCCATCTGGAGCAGAAGCAACACCATTGTACGCTGATGATACTAAATATCTAAATCTAATAAGCACTGAAGAATTCGCAGCAACAATCGAAGCTTATACTTATCCTGATGCATTTGCTGTATGTGATGGTTCAGCGTCAATAGCTACTGGTATTTATATCGGACAACAATCAAGAACCGCGTTTGGTCTATGTTACAAAACAACATTAGGTAATGATGTATCTGGTGTTGATTATGGATATAAGTTGCACCTTATTTATGGTGCAACAGCTGCTCCTTCAGAGAAAGCATATTCGACGATAAACGATTCTCCTGAAGCGATAACTTTCTCATGGGAAGTTAACACTACACCAGTAGCAGTAACTAACAAAAAACCAACAGCAACTATTGTTATAGATAGTACTAAAGTTAATAGTGCGTTATTGACTACTCTAGAAACTATTCTATATGGAGATACTGGGGTTGATCCTAGATTACCAACTCCTAATGAAATAGCTACATTGTTTGCTGGTGCTCAACCTAGCGCTATAACAGTATCTATCGTTCCTGCTGATGA